ATATGGCCGACCATAAAAAAGCTTACGATCTAATGAACCAAGTGTCACGATCGTCTATTGCAATTATCGATACTATCACTCAACGTGGTGGTTTTCGAGGTGAAGAACTTTCAACGATTGGTCAATTAAGGGATCAATGTGCTCAAGCAGTACAAGTAGTTGAATCATTTAAACAAGAAGAAGCTGAAGAAGAAGAGTAAACACCTATAAGGATAGACTATATAATGAATCTTGATAATGAATTTCTGTGGGTTGAAAAATATCGCCCACAAACCATTGAACGAACTATCCTACCTTCTGAACTAAAATCAACATTTTTAGAAATTGTCAAGACCGGTGAACTCCCAAATATGTTATTTACGGGGTCTGCCGGTCTAGGCAAAACTACAGTTGCAAAAGCATTATGTAATTCTCTTGACTTAGATTACATTTTAGTGAATGGCTCTGAAGAAGGTAACATTGATACCCTTCGTGGTAAAATAAAACAATTTGCTTCATCATTATCTTTACAGGGCGGCTACAAAGTAGTCATCCTTGATGAAGCTGATTACTTAAACGCTCAATCAACTCAACCGGCTTTAAGGGCCTTTATTGAAGAGTTTTCTAACAATTGTCGGTTTATCTTAACCTGTAATTTCAAGAATCGTATTATTGAACCACTTCATTCTCGATGTGGTGTATATGAATTTAATACTTCAAAGAAAGATCTAAGCGAATTGGCTAAAGATTTTTTTAGGCATGCTCGTAATATTCTTGAACAAGAAAATATTACATATGATCCAAAAGATCTTGTTAATATAATTATGAAACATGCTCCAGATTGGAGGAGAGTTTTAAATGAACTTCAAAGACGATCAGTGGGTGGTAGTTTTAGTAGTAGTGGTTCTTCTAGTTCTACTAATAATGAAATTGATGCACTTATAAAATACATTAAAGAAAAAGATTTTAAACAAATGAGAAGCTGGGTTGTTAATAATATTGATACCGATGCCTCGGCTATTTTTCGCGGAATATATGACCGTATGAATAGTCATATGAAACCAGCCTCTGTACCACAGGTCGTTCTTATTCTTGCAGACTATCAATATAAACATGCTTTTGTTGCTGATCATGAATTAAATGTGGTAGCATGTATGACAGAGCTAATGGCTAATGTGGAGTTCCAATAATGGATAATGCAGTTGTATACGATTTTGAAACCTTATCACAAGATCCTGTCAAAGGTGTAGTTATTTCTTTCGCTATGCTTTCATTTGACGAATCTCGTTTTATTGATAAACCATATTCGTATGAAGAATTATTAAAGAATTGTCGTATGATTAAATTTCTGGTAGATGAACAAGTAAAGGAATATGGCAGGTCAGTTCAACAAAGCACCATTGATTGGTGGAAAGATCAACCAAAAGAGGCTCAGTACCAATTAAAACCATCTGAAGATGATGTATCTATTACTGAGCTATATGACTTCTTTGTAGAAAATAGGCCAGATGATCTTAAAAAAGTATATACCCGAGGTAATACATTTGATCCAGTTTTCTTTGACTTTTTAATGGCTGATACTGATCAAGTTACTCCATATCCATGGTGGATTGTTCGTGATACACGATCTCTTATAGACGGTATGGCCTGGGGATCCAGCTTAAATAATAAATTTATGCCGCCTTCTGTAGCTGATAAATTTATTCACCACGATCCTAAGCACGATATTGCCGTAGATGTTATGAGAATTCAAACAGTGGCACAATCTCTATGAGTCCCTTTGATTATTTAAATAGCATAAACACATCAAAGAAAGACATAATGTCTGATGATCTAGATGAAAAAGACTATGCTCCCTTTGTAATTAATAGAAGCCTGTCATATTTTAATGACACTGTTTTGATGGCAAATGAAATGAATTTAAATGCTCATCTGGATAATAGACTTCAATATGATTTTTATCGGCAAATCGTCAGACAGCGTAAACGATTTTCTAAATGGACAAAGGAAGATAAGTCAAAAGACATTGATGCTATTAAAGAATACTATGGATATTCAAAAGAAAAAGCTTACCAAGTGCTCTCACTTATTAATAAAGAGCATCTTGACAAAATTCATTCAGCAATTAATAAAGGCGGTAAAAGACGCTAAAAATTTAATTAGTATAAATATAGCTATCATGAGTACATTATCGTGAATAGAATATATTAGAAGTGAGTTGAAAAAATGAATGAAGAAGCTACTTTAGTAGACTGGTCTCCCGATTCAATGTTGGAGATTACTCTTAACGATCCAGATGATTTTCTAAAAGTTAGAGAAACTCTTACACGCATTGGCGTGGCATCCCGAAAAGAAAAGAAATTATTTCAATCTTGCCATATTTTACATAAGCAAGGTCGTTATTTTATTGTACATTTTAAAGAATTATTTTTACTTGATGGTAAAAAATCCACATTAGAAGAAAGCGATGTTGCTAGACGAAATACTATTGCAACATTAATTTCTGATTGGGGACTAATAACCATTGATAAACCTGATTGCGCTATACCGGCTGCTCCTTTAAGACAAATTAAAATAATTTCTTTTAAAGATAAAAATCAATGGGAATTATGTCCAAAGTATAATATTGGTCGAAAATAATTTTTTACCTATGTACTTTTGTAATTAAGACACTATATATACTATAGAGGCAATTCGTAGGAATTGTCCAAAGACGGAGGGATGCAGAATAATCTGGTCCCAGAACATTCTTGCTTGGAAGAGGAGAACACCAAAATGACAGGCATACAAACACTATTTCCGCGATCATCTTTTGTAGGATTTGATCATCTGTTTAATGAAATGGAACACACCGTTCGTCACGCAGCAGATCATTATCCACCCCATAATATTATTAAAGCATCTGAACACGAGTATCTTATTGAACTCGCAGTTGCTGGTTTTTCAAAAGATGAATTATCAATTGAAGTTAAAGATAGAACTTTAATGATAACAGGAGAACATGTAAGCAAAGGAAGAGACTTTATTCATCGTGGTATTAGTACCAAAAAGTTTAAACGTACTTTTCGATTGTCTGAACACGTTCAAGTAAACGGAGCAGATATTCAAGATGGCATACTTGCTGTAGAACTGAAGTATGAAATCCCAGAAGAAATGCGTCCTCGTAAAATCAATATTGGTCAAACGAGGAAAACAAATGACACAAGTAATATTAATAGCACACAACTACTCAACGAAAGCAATTGAGCTAATTATTGAATCACTATCTTCATTTTGGAAGCATCTAAAATTTAGAAACGGTGTTAGAGAAACACGTAATGAACTTAAATCATTAAATGATAAAGAATTGCGTGATATTGGTATCACAAGAGGTGATATTGAAGCAATTGCACGAGGTGACTGGGAATTTGTTCGAAGAGCAAACCATCGTTATTCCGAACCATCATCCAATCCTAATTTAAAAGGATGGAGCTAATGGCAACAAGTATAGCATCTACTATATTTTCGCCATTGTCGGGATTTTGGTCTGCATTAGAACGCTTCAACTTGACAATGGGATATTCCAAGGCAGCGGCGGAACTCGCACGAATGGGATATTACGAGGAATCGAGAAAATGTATGATGGAAATACAAAAATTGCGTAGCTAACAAAAAAGGGCAGAAATGCCCTTTTTAACTTTTTAACACAAATATAAAAGGAACACACACATGACACAGAAAAACCCCTTTGAAATTAGAGCTGAAATGCTTCAAATGGCTAAAGACTATATGGATCAGCAATATAAAATGAATATTCAACTTGCAACTGATATGTATGATCAAGGTCAAAAAAATATGGTAGAATTGCAGGATGCTTACAAAATGTATTCAGTTGAAGATACGATGGCAAAGGCCAAAGAAATGTATTCTTTTGTCTCAAAGAAAGATTAAAGGTTTACATTACTTCTATATTATGTTATAATTACTCCAATGACGGAGGAATGTTTTGAATAATTTTTACACATCAGTTAATCGGTATGGTAATACTATTTTATATAGAGGCTATACTGAAAATGGTACTCGAATAGAAGATCGTATTAAATTCGGTCCAACACAATATTTGCCATCGAAAGAACCCACAAAATTTCGTTCTTTCGATGGTGGATATCTAAATGCTATTAAATTTCAAAAAATGAGTGAGTCAAAAGATTTTCTTGAAACTTATAAAGAAATGGAAGGCGTTAAAGTCTATGGCACTCGAAACTATATCCAACAATTTATTACAGATAAATTTCCAGATAATATAAATTTTAATCAAAATCACATTAACGTTGTTAATTTTGATATTGAAGTAGCATCTGATGATGGTTTTCCTATTCCAGAAGAAGCAGCATATCCTATTATATCAATTGCTCTTAAATCTAGTAAATCTTCTATTTACGAAGTGTGGGGTTTAGGTGAATACGATACAAATAAAACAGAATTAGAAATGAATGGTGATCTAATCAAGTATCATAAATTTGATACTGAAAAAGCTATGTTAGCTTCATTTTTACATTATTGGGTAAACAATTATCCAGATGTTATTACAGGTTGGCATATTCGTTTCTTTGATATTCCTTATCTTGTAAATCGTATCAAAAATATTGGTACTGAAGAAGCAGCCAATAAACTTTCTCCATGGAAGCTAGTTAATGATAGACAAATAACTAAGATGGGTCGTACTCAGTATAGTTATGAATTAGTTGGTATTCAAACCGCAGACTATATTGAATTATTCAAAAAGTTTGGTTATTCATATGGCGCTCAAGAATCTTATAAGCTTGACCATATTGCTTATACAGTCCTCAATGAAAAAAAATTATCTTATGAAGAACATGGTAATCTTCACAGTTTATATAAAGCTGACCATCAAAAGTTTATTGACTATAATATTAAAGATGTTCAACTTGTAGACCGTATTGATCAAAAGATGGGTCTTATTAATCTTGGATTGACTATGGCATATAAAGGTGGTGTTAATCTTGGTGATACAATGGGTACAACTTCAATATGGGAATCAATCATTTATCGAAGACTTCTTAAAAATAATGTAATATCACCAATTGAACAGATTAAACCATGTATGTATGCTGTTCATGGAGCTACTGAAACTTCAAAGAAAAACCCAGCTGGTAATTTAGATCGTACCCGTGAACCACAAAAATCTCACGCAATTGCTGGAGGTTATGTTAAAGATCCACATGTTGGTTCACATGATTGGGTCGTATCATTTGATTTAAATTCTCTATATCCAAACATAATTGTTCAATCTAATATATCTCCTGAAACTCTTGTAAAAGATAAATCATTTGGTGAATATACCCAAGGTGTTGATCACTATTTTATTGATGGGCGACCTGCTTCTAATGAGTATTCTATATGTGCAAGTGGTGTTCCATTTAGTAAAAATAAGCAAGGTATTATTCCTGAATTAATTGTTGAATACTATGCTGAACGTAGTGTAATTAAACAAAAAATGCTTAAAGTAAAACAAGAGTATGAGCAAACAAAAAATACAGCTCTTGAGTCAGAAATTAATCAGCTAGAAAATAATCAAATGGCTATTAAGATTCTACTTAATTCTTTGTATGGCGCG